TGTGCGTGTCGATCGTGACGTTCTGCTGGTTGCCCTGCAGATTGGTCGAGAAGGATGCGGGCTTGGGGTTTTTGAACACGTCCCAGCCGCCCGCTCCAGTGACGTCGCGCACGTTCTGGGTATGGAGCTTCTGAGCGACCGAGCCGTAGCCCGCAGCAGGGGCGTCGGGGATCGGCAGCCCTTGCGACTGCAGATAGTTGTAATAGGTCGCAGTGCGGACGTTGTCGGGCACTCGCGCGCGGGGGCTGGTGGCTGCGACGATGTCCATCAGCTGGGCGTAGCGATCATCGAGCTGGTCTTCAGGGACGAGGCTCGCCATGCGCTGGCGCAGCGGCTCTGTGTTGTACCACTGGAGGCCGCCGCCTTCGATGCCGCGCTGCACGGTCGCGTTGATCCCCTCGGCCACGTCAGGGCGGCTCAGAGCCTCGACAATGCGGGGCGACGGGCCACGCGGCGGGACGGTGCGAGGCAGCTGCACCTGCGGCACGTTCGGCACATCGGACAGGCGCGACATGTCGAGGATGGTGCCCATCTCAGGGTTCTTGGCGCGCCAGTCAGCGTAGGAGAGCTTCTTGCCCTTGCTGCCAGCTTCGGCAAGCACGTCAGCTGCGGTGGCTTTGGCTGTCCCAGAGCGCGCGCTGAGGATAGCAGGCGCTTTGCTGGGGACGGAAAGATCAGACGTGACTTCAGGAAGACGCAAGTTCTCGCTGATCACTTCAGGCGCAGTGCGCGCCCAATCGGGAGCGTCAGGAGCGAACAGATCAAAGTTTCGCGCGTAATCGGCTGCTTTGAAACGATCCAAAAAGCGGCCCCGGTCGTTTAGAAAGCCCCTTGAGTTGGCGTCAAGGGTTGCAGCGCGCCGGACGTCGGGATCTGGGATAGCGGCTAATGCGTCGAGATGGGTGTTGCCCGTGTACGTTTTGCCTTTCGCTCGAACGGCAGAGATCAAACTAGGCGCTTTGGATTTCTTGGCCGCAAGGTCTGACGCGGTGCGAGCAGCGCGGACAGCAGCACGCTCGGCGGTGCCTTCAGCAGCCTGCGCGGCGCGGGTCGTGGCCTTCTTCTCGGCTTGCTGAGCAGCCTTCCGTGCTGCGTTGACCGCGAGACTGGTCAGCTTACCCATCAACGTCTACCTTTCCGCCCGTATTGTACCGCTTCAGGATCTCGATGAGATCCGGGTTCATCATAACATAATTTTCTGTGCCTGTACCACGGCTGCGGGAGCCTTGGTCGAGATAGCGGATGCCGGGGATGCCCGCGCCGGTCAGCAGGTCCGACATCGCGCTGTCGCGAACGTCAGAACGCAGGCGGAGTTGGTGGTACAGATCGCCGCCAAGCGTCGGGTACTTTCCGTTGTCGAGGCCTTCGATCTGGTACTTTTGGAGCAACGGCTGCACCATTTTCAGAACTTCTGGCTGCTCGGTGATAGGGACATCCCACGCCAGCATTTTGCCCGGATCGACGTCCAGACCGACCTGATACAGCGAACCGGGCGCAGACCAATTAGGTTCCACGTTCTGCTTGTACCAGTCGATCGCGTCGGGATGGTAGCGGGTGGGGTCTTCCGCGAGGATCTCGCGGACGCCGAGCGTGTCGCCTTTGCTGATAAGGTCTTCAAGCAGAGACGACCTGTCGTACATCGTTTGCGCTTGCGGATACGGCAGCGCGTCGCCCTGCGAAAGCAAGTCGAGGTACATCGCGTTTGCGTCTTGGCCCCCGATCGTCGGGTTGGGGGCGTCGTGCCGCAAGTTTGCGTCGCGGTAGCCGCGCGCGACGTCAGGCTTTTCTGCGAAGTACAGGCCGTGACCGTACGCCTGCGCGCCTTCGCCCGTGCCGATCTTGTCCATGCGGAAGCGCCCAAGGGGGTACTGCTGCACGATCTCGACGTCAGGGCCAAGTTTTGCCGGGTCAACAAGCACGCTTTCCATGAAGCCCTCTTGGCCGGTATCGCGACGCCGCAACTTCGTTTCCGGCTGCAAGCGGTGCGGCGTACCGTGGTAGGCCGTGACCTTTTCCCGAGGGGGTGCGGCTTTAGCCGGAACTGAGAGCGACGGGCGCTGAACTGGCGCAGTGTATACCGGAACGTCGACGCTCAGATCAGGAAGCTCCCAATCACCTTCGTCCGGGGTCTTGATCCGCAGCGGCGCAGCCTTCGGCTTCGGGGGCTTTGGTTTAGGGACAACGCGCTCAACGTCGCGAACCACCGTGCGCGCGGCGGCACTAGCGGCCTTCTCCTCGGCGGCTTTCGCCGCACGCTGAGCGGCCTTCACGGCAAGATTGGTCAGCTTGCCCATTACCGGCGACGCTTCTTAACAGCGAGGCCACCGCGCTTCTTAGGCATGACTTTGCGCATCGCGCTGCCGACACCGGGGACCACAGCAAGCGGTGGCAGAACGCTGGCCGCATCGACCATATCGCGAGCTTGCGCGGCTTCGGCGTCCTGCGCAGTGTACGGTTCGAGCATCTGTGATGCCTCGCGCATGCGAGCATAGTCACCGAGCAGCATAGGAGCTGCGAACGCTGTGTAGAGGCCGGTGTTCGCGATCGCGCCGTACGGATCTTCCTTGACCGCCTCGACGCCGCTGCGGGCGAGATTGCCGACATCCTGCAAAACGCCCATGGGCGTGTTGTTTTGGAAATACCGCCCTGCTGCCCGCAAAGCGGTGGGCGTTTCACGAGCCACAGCCCCGGGGATCGCGCTGGGCTTGTACGCTGCAGCGGCCAGACGAACCGGCGTCTCGACGTCGTCCGGCTTGCGCGCGCCTTTCCCGCCAGCCCGGCGGAAACGATCCTCGTTTGAACGGACGCCAGCCTCAACGATCGCGCGGTTGCTGCCAAGCGGCTGCAAGTTACGACGGATGCGCTCAACCTCCGCAGGCGACCGACCTTCGACGTTGCGCGCGATCCACGCGACGGCGTTGGCTGGGGTGATCCCGTAACGATCGGCCAGATCAGCAGCAGCCCCGACAAGGTCGTTGCTGCGGCGGCTCACCGCCATCAGAAGGTCGTCGTACCAAGAGGTCTGCTTACCGGCCACCCGTCACTTCCCCAAATACGCGGACACTTCGGGCGGCAGCTCAGGGACCGTGATCCCGTACCGTTCGCGAAGCTTGCGGCGCTGCTCAGCCTCGGCGTCTTCCAGACGCGATCCTGCCTGCGCCGCGCCGAGGAACGCAGTCGGGTACTTGTTGTACAGGTCTGCCATGCCGGTTCCGATGGTGCCGAGACCTTCGCCGAACGGTGACTGCGCGGCGGCTTCGAAGCCACGCTTGACGGTGCCAACACCGCGACCGAGGCCGTACGCCGTCTCTCCGACGACGCGCGGCATGAAAGCCGGAGCGGCCAACAGCGTGAGCGGGTTGGCGAACGCGGCGGGGATGCCTGCGCCGAGCGTCACCGCAGCGTTAAGGCCACGCGGCTTCCACGACGACAGTGACGTGCCAGCCAGCGTCGGGATGATCGTGCCGGTAGGGTCAAGCTCGTTCAGGCGCTCGACCTGACCGGCGCGCTGACCATAGGCGACGTTCGCGTTGTTGCGCCCGATGGCGGCCTGCAGACGGCGCGTGGCAGCCTCGATGTTCGGCTCCTTGCCGCGAGCTGCGGCCAAACCGAAGGTGGCTTCGAGCTGCTTGGCTTCGCGAGCGGCCCTCTCGTAATCCCGCATCGTGTCGGCGTAAATCGGGTCGTGCTTGACCAGTTCCTGCCGAACAGCGTTGTAGGCATTGCCCGCGATGCGCGAGGCATCGCGATCGTACGCGCCGCCAATCTTAGAGCCGACGTCGAACAGATCCTGCTTAAACTGATCCATTTCGAGGGGCATCAGCAGGTTCGGGTCTTTCGCCGCCTTGGCTGCGTAATCCTCAACGAAGTTGTTCATCTGCTCCCACGCAAGGTGGTCAGACGGGCGCGGCCCCTTGCGGGTCGACCAAGTGTCGTAGCTGCGCGGCTTGATCTTCTGCATGCGCTGCCGAACGACATCGATGCTCAACGGCACCGGGTTCTTGCCGAACTGCTGCATCGCAGTCGTATATGCGTTGGACGCCATCTGCCGGAGATTGGCGATAGCATCACGCGACGTGGTGATCAGATCATCGCCAACCGTGTCGGGCTCGCGCATGGCCGTCGTGAAGGCCTCGCTGCGCGGCGTCGGCGCGCCGGTAGCGCCGCGCTCGACACCAGCCGAGAAAGCCTCGCGGATCGGCGCGCCGCCGGTGCCCGACGGGAAGCCAATGATCTCAGTCGGCAGCTCTTCAACGCCGCGCACTGCGCCGGGCATGCGCTGCTCGGCTGCGCGGTACACGGCTGGAGCGCCTTCCGTGGCGAGGGCGATGCCGCCTGACAGTGGATCGATGACCTTTCCGACGCGGGCGACGCTCTCGCCGAAACGACCAAATGCGCCCGGCAGACGCGCGGCGGCGGAGCCACCGGCGGTGAAGATAATCGACAAATCGCCGAGGATACCGACGGGGTCTTTGATGAAACTGCGCTTAAGTTCATCGATGCCGCCGTAACGCTCTTTCAGTGCGTTTCCGAGGGCAGTGGCCGTCGGGCCGTCCAGCTTGCCCTGACCCAGCTCCATGGCCAGATCGGTGAATGTCTTGATCGTGCCGCTGCGCTCGCCGGTCAATGCGCTTTTGAGCGTGTCGACGGGGATCGCCATAAGCCCCTCGGCCAGCTGCGTGGCGCTCTCAGGCACGTTCCGCACGGTCTGCGCGATGCCCTCGATGAGGCCCGCGTTCTCGGTCGCGGCCTTGTCAATCTTGCTGTAGTCGACGCCTTTGATGGTCGCTCGCTGTTCAGGCGGCAGCTGGAAGAACTCGGCAGCATCGGCAGCCGTGCGCTGCATATAGTCTTCGCGCTGCGAGGGCGGCACATGTCCTTCGCGGATCGCGCTGTCGACCCAGAGCTTCGCGTAGCCTTCCGGTGTCGCGTCAGGGCGGCGCGCGTAGGCCACAACCTCGGCTTCGCTCTCTGGGCTGAGACGCCAGCCCTGAATGTCTTCGCCAGCGACCTGCGCGCCTTCCGGCAGGCCAGCAAACACGTCAGCTCGCGGGCCACCAGCTTCGCGCTCCGCGCGGATGCGATCGGCTTCGATCTTCTTGTCGTACGCGTCGATCTTCGGCCCATAGAGCTTCAGGGGATCTTTGGGCAGGATCTGCTCAACATTGATCGGCTTCACGCCGAGCGGGGCCAGCTGCTCGTTCAGGCCGCCGATGCGGCTTTCGAACGTCCGGCGCGTTTCCTCGTACGGCAGACGATAGGTGTCGATGCGGTTGCGGAGGAAGGCAATGATCCGCTGCCGGGTTTCCGGCGTGAACTTACCAGTGCGCGCGAACTCGTTCTTCATCCACTGCGGGATGTAGTCGATCGCGACCTGCACATTGTTGTAGCGGTCAATGTCGCCCTGCATGACTGCGCCGGTCGGGTCTTGCACCTTGGCGGCGAGCGTTACGAGATCCTGATCACCTTCAGCGCCGGTCGGTACTGTCAGCGCGGATGCGAAGTAACGCAGGCCTTGGTCGTACGTCTTGACGACCTCCATCTGCTCGAACGTCTTCAGCTCGTCGCGAGCGTTCTGCTGCATATCGAGGATCGACTTGAGCCGTGTATTGGTCAGGTCGGCCTGTTTTGAAGGCGCGATGAAGGGGATGCCAGCCGCCGTCGCAGCGGTGCTGGTCTGCGTGCTGGTGGTCTGGGCCTCTTCCTGCGTGCGCTTCTGCGTAGACGGGCCACCGAAACGGTTTGGGTCGATCTTGATCGTCTCGCCAGCCATTAGCGGCCTCCTTCCGTGCGAAGCTCGTTGAACGCGTTACCGGCGCGCTCGAACACACGATACATACCGTTAGGAAGCGCCTCGCGCCAGAGGCCATCTTGCCACTGAACGAGAGTGCGGCCACCGCCGATGTCGTAGGTGTTCTCGGTCGGGCGCGGGTTGTTACGGTTGACGAAGATGCCGCGCTGGCTGTCGTAGCTGTAGCCGCCGGTGCTGGGCTTCAGCGCAGCCGCAGCACCCGTCAGGTACTTTTCTTCGAGGCCAGCCATCTGCTTGGCCTTCTCGATCTCGACCTGCGACAGCAGCTTGTTCATGTCGGTCTCGTACGCGCGGCGGTTCTGGGCGTAGGTGCCGATGCCGCGCAGGCCGCGCTGCAGCGCGCCACCGAAGCCGCCGCTGTCGTTCTCGCCCGGGGGAGACATCATGCCCATGCCGATAGCGACCAGCATATCGTTGATGTCCGGCGCGCGGTAACGCTGCTGGATGTTCTGCGTGATCTTATCGTACAGGTCGCCGATCGACTTGCGCTGTCCGGTCAGGATGCCTTGGAGCGTCGTGATGTCAGGGCGCGCCGAAAGATCCGAGGGAGCGTTGTCCTCCGCACCTTCGCCTTCCACGGTGTACCCGCGTTCAGTCATGGCGGCGCGCGCCGCAGCCTCGTCTCCGCCGAACTCTTCGACGAGCATTTGGAAGTCCCGTGGGGTAAGAGACGGCATTATTTACCTCCGAAAGCGCCAGAGCCAGCGAGCGAGAGCGCGGCACCGGCCAGAGACCCGAGCATGCTGCTCGACGGAGCCTTTGCAGTTTGCAGCGAGACCTGACCCTGCGGCACGCCCGCAGCAGTCGCGCCGAACGTCTTCGTCATCGCGTCGATCTGCGCCTGATCGTAGCCGCTCGCGCGCAGGAACTCCTGATAGTTCGCATCGCGCTGCGCCTGCTCCAGAGCCTGCTGCTGGTTGCCCGTGGCCGTGACGGCCTGAGCGCCAGCCAGACCCTGCTGCTGTTGCTGCTGAGCCAGCTGCGCCAGCTGGCCGGATGCGGCCATCTGGTTGGCCGTGTCCTGACCGTACATGCTCGCGATCTGACCAGCCAGCGTCGACATGAGCTGCTGCTGGTTCTGGCCGATCGAGGCGTACTGGCTGCCGAGCTGGCCCATCTGCTGACCGGCATTGGCCAGAGCCTGCTGCTGCTGGTAACCGAGATTGCCTGCGGTCGAGGCGAGCTGCCCGATGCGGCCCTGCTCCGCCTGCGAAGCTGCCAGCGCCGAGTTGTAGCCTTCGGCCAAAGCCTGCTGCTGCTGCTTGGCGACGCCTTCCTGCACGTCACGCAGAGCGCGCGCCGCGTCGGTCATCATACCCGAGGGTGCGCCCGTAGCGCCGGGCGTGGCGCGGGTCGGGCCGCCCAGCTGACCGGCAGTGATGTACTTGTTCATAATCGACGGCATCAGCTGCTCTTGCAGCGTGCGCGCGCCCAACTCGCCGTAGCGGTTGACCACGTTCTCAAGATACGGGTTCATGAACTGGCCAACGCCAGCCGCGGAGGACTGAGCTGCCTGCCCAAGGAAAGGCATGGCCATGTTCAGGCCGGTCGGGTTGGTGCTGGCCATCGTCATCTGACCAGCCTGCCCCAGAGCGCCGTAAGCGGGCTGAAGGGCCGAGGTGTCCATGGCCTTATTGATCATCGGCTGGGCCGCGCCGAGGGTCGAGCGACCAAGCGTACCCTGCAGCGTGGTCTGCGCCTGACCCAGCGTCGGCTGGTAGCCAGTGGCGGCCTGCTGCGTCATGCCGAAGCCCTGCTGCTGCGTCGGGTTGAACCCGGCGATGCGCTGGCTGGCATCGTACGGCGTGAAAGGCCGCGCCGAGACCGCTTGCTGGTTCGAGAGGATGTCCTGCGCGTAGTTGGTGTACCACGACGGGATCGTGGACATCGTATAAGTGGTTTGGGTCTTAGCGGCCATTAGATGCGCCCTCCGGCCATGTAGCGTTCAGCGGGTTTAGCGTCGCGGCTGAACTTGCCTTTGGCCAGCGACTTGCCTTTGTGCTTGCGGATCTTGACGCGAAGGTCGTCGAGCTTCTTCGCGCCCGCCTTGCTCGAACCGTCACCGAGCATCGAAACCGTCTCGGCGTCCATGACGTATTCGCCGTCGGACAGCATCGCGGGGATTTCATCACTGCGGCCAGTGCCGGGGCCGTGAACGGCGAAGCTGCCATGGCCCATGTGGCCTTCGTCACCAACGTCGCCGCCAACCGCAAAGCCGCTGAAGTACTTCTTTGCGTACTCAGCTGCGGCGCTTTCCGACAACGGCGCGCCGGACAGGCTGGCCAGCTTGAAACTGCCGGGGCTCTTGGCGTTGAAGGAAGGACCGAAGAACTGGTCCTGCGTCGGCATCGACATGTCTTCCTTCGGCTTCAGAGCATCGGCAAGAGCCGCTGCACCGATGACTGCCGGGATCGCGTACTTGTTCTTGGCGATGCCCAGACCGAGGAAGTCCTTGTTCCAGAAGTTGGGCTTTGCAGCTGTCGTTGGCGCGCCTGCAGCAGCGTCGATCGCCGCCTGCGTTGCGGCGCTTGGTGTGTAGCCCGAAGTGGTCGGAGATGACCCAGCAATAAGCTTGTTGGCGTAGTCGGTGATAGAGCTGCTGGACGGGATCGCGAAGCTACCACTCGTTGCTGCGGCGCTTGGTGTGTAGCCCGAAGTGGTCGGCGACGAGCCAGCAATAAGCTTGTTGGCGTAGTCGGTGATAGAGGTGCTGGACGGGATCGCGGAGCTGCCACTCGTTGCTGCGGTTGCGGGCAGAGAGCGAGTGACGACAATATCTGAGGTCGACGGTGCGATCGGCGGGGTCGCGCCCGGCGTGGACGACTGCGTGGTCGTCGCCGGTGCCTTGGGGCCGAGTTGGCCGCGCAAGAATGAAGTGCCGCCCGACATCAAGGCCGCTTGCAGCGGGTTCTGGCCGGTAGCAGCACCAAACGCGCCGCCGATCAAAGCATCGCCGATCGTTTTCTGCATAACTGTCGACGCGCCCGGTGCGAGTGCGCCGCCGATCTTTGCAGCGCCGCCCGCGCCGCCAACGGCACCAGTGGCCGCGCCCAAAAGCGCCCCCTTGATGCCACCGCCGTCGAGAGCGCCGAGGCCTGCGCCAAGGGCGGCGCTGGCGACAGGGCCGATGCCGGGGATGAAGCTGATCGCGATCGGCGCAATCTTCTTGAGGATCTTGCCGAGGCCGCCGAGGAAGAACTCAGGCATGCCGGTTTCGGGGTTGATGGTCGGCTCGCCATACTGGGCCACCATCTCGGCGAACTCTTCGTCATTGACGTGGACGAGGCGACTGTCGCCGTTGCGACCGGCTTTCCTGACCGCAAGTGCTTCGTCGTGGAGGCCGCCCTCGGCGTAGCCTACGGCCCCGCCTTCGTAGAGCATCACGGGAAAGCGGTTCGCAGAGTACATTAGCCTTGTCCTTCGAGCATCGGGTAGGCGCGTTCCGCCCACTGTCGCCAATCATTAAACTGGTACGGGTCTGGGACAGTGCGCTGCGCAAATGGTGAAGACTGAACAAAGCCAGTAGCCCACCGTTGCCATTCGCTCTCGTCGGTCAGCTTGCCAAAACTCCAAGCGTCTCCGACAGACAGCACTACACTATCCGCCCAATCTCGTAAAGTCATGCCGATAGGATTGATCGACATCAGCCAATCACCGTTCCGTCGCCCGGCTGGACGTGCGCGAGGACGAGGCCCATCTGGTAGTCGCCGCCGACGCAGTTGCTTTCGAAACGGAAGCGCAGCTCGCGCCGCTGCTCCTTGAAATAGATGACCTGCTCTTGCGGCGTCTGCGGGTTCTCGACGATCGTCTTGATCTCGCCGTTGACCTCTGGCGCACGGGCGTTGGCGCGGCCCATGGCCTGCACCGTCATCGGGCCCGACTGCACAAAGTCAGGCTCCATCAGCAGCACCTGCATGGCGCGGTTGGTCTGGCTCATCACTGGCAGCGAGAGATCTGCCGTCTCGAAGTAGGACTGGATCGGGTTGACGTTAAGGCCATCGACCTCGTCCGTGCCGACCTCATGCACCCAGAACTTGTAAGGATTTACAAATGTGAGCGTGAACGTCGCATTGGTGCCAGTGCCGCCAGTCACGACGGCGGGGCTTTCGGGCGGCACAGGGTACAGGCCCGCATCGGACACGCTGACGCTCGTGATCGCGCCGCTGCCGCCAACTGTTTCGACCGTGAGCTGCGCAGGGATCGTGACCTCGCCACCGCTGACAGTCAGCACGTCGCCAACAACATAGCCCGTTCCGCCCGCTGCGGGTGCAGCAGCGGACAGGATTGCCTCTTGCGGCAGCACACCAGACATCAGAGGCTTGCGGAAGACGGCAGGGAAGACGCCCGCGCCGCGGCCACCGTTCGGCAGCGCACAGTCGTACCAAGTGTTCTCGCGCACGTTGAAGATCACGGCGTGGTTCGGTTCAAGGCTGTCGTCCTTGGGGAAGCACCACCAGATCTCGCCGAAGCGCGGAACCTTGAAGCTGAACACCTTCTGCCGCATCGCGTAATTAAGATTGTCGAAGAAAAAGTTGATGTTCATGTTGTTCTCGATCTCGCGAACGACACCGTTGAACATCAGGAAGCGGTCGACACCGATCCAGTAGAAGACACCATCGTACTCGATCGGCGACTGGGCCGAGAGGATCGACGACTGGGCGCTGATCGTGTCGAACTGGAACGCCGCCGTCGCGTCGCCCGTGTAGGACATGCGGATCAGGCTGTCAGCCGACCAGAGGAGGCCCGACGGGCTGTTGCCGGGGCCGCCGCGCAGCGGGAGGCCGCGCACGATCTTTTGCCCTGTGACGTACGCGTTGCCCGCGCCAGATCCAGTAAAGTCCGTCGGATCGCCCGGCACCGACCACATGACGAAGCCGTCGTTGCCGAAGGCGACCGTGTACGGGTGCAGCGCCACAACGCCGCCTGTGACGCTGTAGGGCGACGGGAAGTTGGTGACCTCGGTCAGCGCACCCGTGCCGAACTCGTCGCCGTAGAAGAGCTGGCCGCCTTCGCTGTTGCAGATGCAGTTCAAGTTCGGCGCGACCTGCGCGATGAGCTGCAGGCCGCCACCAGCTGCGGTGTCGACGTCGAACTGCCACAAGTTCCCGTCGTTCAGGTCGAGGGTGCTGGGCGTGCGGTCGCTGATAACGCTGGTGTTGTAGCCGCCATCGATGAAGAACCGCTCAACGAGGTTGGCTGAACCTGCGTGGATGTAGGTCAGCTGGTCGAGGGTGTACTCGTGAAGCGTGCGCGGCAGACCTTGCAGGTACTTGTTGATCGAGCGATAGCCGCCGATCTTGCGCGGAAGGCCGCGCTGGAAGCGCACCCACTGCCCGTCGACGTACTGGTCACCTTCGAACTTGGTGCCGTCGCGCTTGATGCCGGGAAGCGATTTGATCTGGACAATGTTCTCGGCCATCAGATGTCCACCGTTGCGTCAAGGTACACGGTCCATGTGTCGAGGACCGTGCTGGTCCCGATTTTGCGGACTTGAAAAGAAATCTCGGCGTTCTGGGTGCCGATGCCATTTTCCGCGCAGTGCCACATGCGGCTGGTTCCAAGGGACAGCCATGTGTTGAAAGTGCCAGAGGATACAGACCCGCTGACCAGCGTGGCGTAGACTTCGAAGTTCGATGCTGCGCTAAGCGGGAACGACCATTGAGCCGAAGGATTAGCGGTCGCGGTAACGTAACCCGTGTTGTTGATGCTGTAATAAGCATACGCATTGCTCGGCGAGATCTGATAGTCGCTCGCGCTGACATCGTCGAAGGCCGCGTACTGGTTGCTCGTCCCGTAAAAGTTCGAGATGCTGATCGTGCCGCTCGTCGGAACAGGGCCGTTCACGCCAGTCGTACCGGCGGGGACATAAGCGCCCCCGGCGTAATACTCGCTCAGGCTGATCGGGTTCGAACCGCCGAACTCGCCTTGGATGTCGGCAAGGCTCAGCGGGCCGCTCGACGGGAGCGTCACGGCTTGATCACCTTGACGGCCTGCTGCCGAAGTTCATTGAAGTCTGCGCGCAGCTCCTTGATCGCTTCGACCACAAGGCCCAGCATGTTGCCGTAGGCCACAGCCAGATGCTCGCCCTCAACGACCGCTTCGGGAAGAACCGCTTGCACGTCTTGCGCGAGGAGGCCGGTCTGACGCTCGCCGCTGTCGGTGCGGGTGAAGGTGTAACCAGCCAGTTTCTCGATCTTATCGAGTGCGCCCTCAATCTTCTGCAGGTCGGTCTTGAGCCGAGCATCCGAGTACGCCGTGACATTGCCGGTGGCTGTGATGCTGCCGGACACCGAAAGATCGCCGCTGGCGCTGAGGTACATGCGCTGCGTGCCGTTGTTCCAGTACAGGTCGCTGGCGTCGCAGTACATCTGCATGTCGTTGCCGCCAGTGGCGGAGCTGATCCGAAGATCCCCACCGCTGGCGATGCGAATGTCTCCAGCGACTTCGAGCTTGTAGCTCGGAGACGAAGTGCCGATCCCCAAATTACCCGACGAGTTGAGGTACATCCGCGTCGTGCTTGCGGACGCGTCTTGGAATGCGATGTTCGCCCCGCGCAAGAACAACTGGGTGGCGTCAGCGGCGATATTACAAGCAACAGAAGATCCAAGGTACGTCGTGCCGCGCAGCATCACGTTCCCGTTGACATCCAGCGGCGCGCCCGGTGACGAGGTAGAAATGCCAACTCGCCCTGCTGAGGTGATCCGCATTGCTTCCGCACTATTCGGCGCGAAGATCATGTTGGCGCTGGTGTCAACTTGCAGCCAGCCTTTTTCAGCGTTGGCTGCGTTGTTCACCCATTGGATGAAGCCACCAACGGTATCGCCGACATTTTGGCGGATGGTAATTGCGCCTGTAGTAGGCGGCGCGTCTTGCATAAAGCGGCCACGCCCATACACCTCAAACTTACAACCGGGAGTTGTGCCAACGCCAACATTCCCGCCGCCCTCGTTCAGTGTGATATTACCTGCGGTTGCAGAGCCATCGGTGCGTTGTGCTTGAAACCAAGCGTGGCCGTCTGCGGAGTTGACACCGACCAAAAGGCCGTAGGCGCTGTCCGCATTGGTCACATAGAGCGGCGCGCCAGTCGCGCTGCCCAGAACCGGAGCGTTGAGGTAACCGCCAGCCGTCACCTGCAAGCGCGTCTTCGGAGCAGTCGCGCCAATCCCGAACAGCCCAGTGGAGCTGATGTACGAGCGCACAGATCCGTTGACGCTGATGTAGAGATCCTGCGCATCGTTGTACAACGTAGAGGCGTTGCCCCCAGTAGCGGACGAGATCGAGAGATCGCCGCCGTTGGCGATAAGCACGTCGCCAACAAGCGACAGGTTCCCGACAATGCTGGTCAGCGCGCCCATCGACGTGATGTCGGTGTTCGCGCCGGACTTAGCCGCAGTAATCGTGGTGCGGACGCTTGCGCCGGTCGTGGCGGTCACGATCGCGTCGGCAAAAGGCGTGATGCCGAGGCTCAGGCGCGCACCTGATGCAGTCGTTGCGCCGGTGCCGCCGTCGGCGACGACCAGCGGGGTCGTCAGCGTGGTCGGGTCGGACGCGAGGACAAGGTTCGTGCCGTCGCAGTAGTAGATGCCCTTCGCGCCCTGATTGACCTCAACCGGCGTGCCGCCGCTGGTCTGGACGAAAAGGCTGAAAGCGCCGCTTGTCGCGTTGTTGATCCAGTACTGCTGGATCGTCGGAGGCACGATGATGTAGGCATCGCTGCCGAGGGTTCCAACGAACTTGTACGCGATGCGGTTCAGCTCCGACCCGGCGAGCGTGTAGTTGCCGCCAGTGATGCTGATTGACGTGTAGTCGAAGGCGAACACCGCCTGTTGGCCGAGGCCGATCGTGTACCACTCAGCGCCGTCCGTGATGATGGTGCAGCTGTCGCCGGGGCGCAGCGCGAGGTTCGGCGAGTTGTTGATCGTCTCTGAGCCAGCCGGTTCGATCGTAAGATCCCCGCCGCCCTCGTTGCGGACGAAGACAAAGAAGTTGTTGCCCGCCGACGCAGCGGTCAGCAGGTTCAGAACACCCGCGCCGCTGGCTGTCCAGACAAATGCGCTGGCGCGGTTCGACGTGGCTACCGTAAGACCAGTGGTTGAGAAGGTCGTAACCGGCAGCGACTGCGAAAGCGTGCTGTCAGTGACAGTCAGACCAAAGCCCGCAAGCGCCGACGGCTGCACAGTGGCGGTCGAAGCGCCGTAGCGGAACACGCGCCACGTCCCTGCAGCGGTTGTGGTGGCTGCCAGATAGACCTGCCACTGCTCGCCATGCGCGACGGTCGCCAGTGTGTTGCCAGCGTAATCCTTGACGTAAAAGCTGCGTGAACCGCTCAGGTTGTTGAAGAGAAGCGTCTGGCCCGCGCCGGTCAGGGTCGCGTCAGGCAGCACAATGCTCCAACCAGAGGCGTCTGGCGTGACATCGAGGATGCGCGCCGCAGGCGGCAGCGTACCCGAACTTTCGAGCGGCCACTCCAGCTCAATGTCGGCATCGAGCGCGACGGCCAGATAGGAGACGTCGGACGGGTAAATGGTGTTGCCACCGAAAACGGAAGTGTAAGACACCTCTTAGGCCTCCTTGCGTACAGCTGCACGGTCAAGGATCTTGGCCAGATCCTCGCCATTGAGCATCGCAGCGGCACGGTCGTAATACTGCTGCCACGTTGCGATGCGGTCGTCGTTCTTCAGGAACGGGGTCGCTTCGAGCAACGTACCATACAGCAGGAGCTGGGGCGCGTATTCTGTCAGCCAGTTCGTCTGGATGCTGTCATCGAGCAGCGGGGGCAGCTCGTAATACAGCACTTCAAAAGGGTACTCCTGATCGGGCGTTGGCGCGACCAGCCAGTTGTCATAGTTGTAATCGGAATAGAATTGCGGCGTGTCGGTCTGGCTCTCATTCGGCCAATACGCGCGGCAATACTCGTAGTCGCGGGCGTAGAGCGAAGTGCGGTTGGCCAGATTATCGCCGGTGCCGACGTTGATCGAGACCGTGTCGCGCCAGCGGTCGGGCTTCGGGTAGACCGACTGCCCGACCGTCATGGTGTCAGAAACGACGGCGATGAAGCCTTGGATCTTCAGCTCGCGGGCGATCCGCCGCTCCGCCAGATTGATCAGACGCGGGATCTGCTCGTAGACGACAGGGTCCGAAGCGTAGGTTGCGCCGCGCTCAAGGTAGCGCCGCACATCCTCCTTCAGGGTTTCGAAAGTCATCGTCGTAGCCATGGGCCGTCCTTATAGCAGTTCTGCGGAGATTTAACAGCGCCTCACTTAATGAACTCAGGGATGGCGGCAACGACCGCTGCAACGACCGCGAGGATCGCAGCCAGCTTGCCCTTTCCGAGCTTCTTTGGCGCGTCGCTGTCCATCGGCAGGATCTTGCTGCTGGCTTCCGTGAGGGCAGCATCCTTGACCTTCGAGACGATCAGTTTCTTGAGGTTCATGTCTTCCTCCTTAGAGCCAAGTCGCGTACTTCTTGGTCTTCATCTTGCGGTCATCGAGGCCATGCGTGCCGCCGTTGATCCGCTTGGTCAACGCGAGGATCGCGCTGTCGGTGATGCCCTGATCGCAAATCGACCAGAGCTTGTTGGCATCGAAAAACCACAGGGCGCTCTCAAAGCCAAGTTCACCAGCTACAAGGTCCGGGTTCTCCAGAACGTCAGGCCGATTGATATAATCAGCAAAAGATTTGTAGTTGTTATAGCCCGTCAATTGGAGGGGGCCTCGACCTCGCCACCGCCAACCCGCGCCGCTGGCCTCGTCGCCATTACCCATGCGGTTGGCGTAGACGCGGTTGGCGATCTTCATCGGCTGGCGCTCGTAAGCCTTGGCCAAGGCGTCCGTAGGGAAATACTTCCCGAAGATGCCGCGCAAGCCCTTGGCCCCGTAGTTGAGGTTCTCTGAGAACGCCTTGAAGTTGCCACTCTCATGCGCGCACTGAGCAAAGAAGTGGGCGGCCCGGTTCTTGTTCAGCTTGAAGTAGGAAGCGGCAGCCTTGAGCGTGCCGGGGCCGAAAGCCCCGTCAGCCGTTACGCCAATCTTCTTCTGGAGTTCGATCAGGCTCATTTGTTGGGGTTCCTCCAGTCAGGAAAGTCAAGCTCATCAACGACGCCGTCGCCGTTGGCATCGTACCGCAAGTCGCCACGATACTTTTCCCAAGGCTCCATGTCGTCATCATCGTCATCATCGTCATCGTCGATTGCGTTGTCTACCACAAGCGGCTCTTCGTGAGAGGCAACGGGCGTTGCTTCTTCGACGTGAGAGACAACCGGCGCTTCGGGTTCAGGTTCGGGGGTTGCGTCCACCGGAGCCGGATCTTCCGGCTTCGGGTCGCGAGCGTTGGCATTAAGGCTCAGGCCGCCGAGCAAACCGACGAAGGCACCAACGATCGTGTTGAACGCAGGGCCGATGATCTCGAACACCTTGTCGCTATCGACCACGCTATCGGGCACAAACATGCCCGCGACCATAGCGGCCACGACGACGAGGATGACGAGCGCAAGCGTCACGACGGCCATGCGGATCGTGAACTCGATCGTGTCCTCGATGCCGTCCTGCTTGCTTTCGAACTTATCCCAGAAGCTCATTATCAGTCCTTTCCTGCCAGCGGGTTCGCCAGCGTCTGCTGGATGCGGGTGTTGAGCTGGCTTTCCAGCTCCTTAATGCGACGCTGCTGTTCCTGATCCTGCTGCCGAAGCTGGTCAAGAATAGCACGTTGCGACTGAATAGTCATCGTGTCGCTTGCGCGCACGCTGCCAGCCACTGCGTCGACCGTCTGACGGGTGCTGGTAACGCTGCTGCTGATCGACCCGGTGAGGTAGTTCAAGGCCTCGGCGTTGCCCTTGGTCAGCCGCTCAACGCTGGTGACGCGCTCGTCCAGTACGCTGATGCGTTCGTTGATGCCCGACAGGTCTGGCGGGACATAGGCCGCGGTGACCTCCTTCATCGTCAGGAACTGCTGGTAGACCTGAAAGCCCGCCCAGAGCGCGCCGACGATAGTTGACACGGCGGCAAAGATCACAGCAATCTTGCCGCTAGTCAGGTTGCCAATCTTGAAGCTGAAGCCGCCCTCGTCAAACGAGACCTGCGGATCTTCTTTGTCACTGTCCGTATTGGGCATTGACCATCTCCTGCCACTTAGTCGTGTTCGTGTTCGTCATGCGGTACATCTCGAAGTTCGCGTCCCGCAGCCTTCGGTTGCGGTATATATCACGAATTGCATAAAAGTCAGGCCGATCTTGCAGCGCGACTTGCGTGTAGGCCGAGAAGCCCGGCACTGCCGCGATCGCGGCGATCGTATCGCTCTGCCCTTCGGCCATGGCATTGCTGGTCTGCTGGTCGCTCTGCGCCATAGATACTTGCGGGGCTGGCGCGGATGACATGTTCAGCACCTCAAGCGTGTTCGCGACCGATGAGGGGCTGCTGTTCGAGGTCGCCGTCTCAACGACGGTCGCCAGTGCCGACGATGTCGAAGAAGTCTGCGTCGGCCCAAAAGACCCCTGCACGGGGCCGACCAGCACGCCAGACACGGCGCTTTCTGGTCCCGACGCAAAGACCGGGGGAGGCGGCGCAGCCAGAGAAGCGACCTGATCAGGGCTCAGCCGCTCCGCCGCGACCAGCTCCGCCACGCGCTCAGTGACGCTGGCAGTCTCTGTCTGCACCTCGGTGACCGGCGTTTCAATTTCTTGCGCGGGCTCGGCCACCGTTGCCACTGCGACTTCCGCCTCATCGGCCTGCACGTCGGCGGCGTACGCGTCCTGAATAGTCGCGATGGTTGTTGTTTGAACCGGCGCGACGATCTGCGGCGGGCAAGAAGGGTCGAGGGGTGTCACAGCGCAATCGACCGAAGCCGCGGGCGCTTGCCACGCAAGGACGCCCGATTGATACTTCAGCGCCGCAGGGTCGCGCCCGTAGAACAGCTGGATGTTGTCATCCGCGCCCGGACCAGTGATCCCAGCGGTGGCAAAGTGGTACGTCAACGGCGGCATGTTGCCATAGTTCAATCGGATCTTGTTATCGCTGGAGAGGCCAATTTCGAAGGTGTACTTGTTCTGGGTGCCGTACTCAGCCGTGTCGTACCAGCCGAACAGGATCGAGTTTTCCTTCCGCGCGTAGTAGGGGTTCGACCCGCTGATCAGGTCGGTCCAGAAGCCGTAAATCGTGTTGCGCGGGGCTTGGTCAATTGGACGCCCATTGCAGCACAAATGGTCACCGCTTTGAAACGAAACGAAGCCGTTGGACGACACCCACGCGCTGGTGAAGGTCTGGCCCCAGTAGGTAAACTCAAAGCCCAGATTGACCTTGATCGTATTGTCGTCGCCGAGAGACAGCGGCGTTGTGGTCGCTGGGCTGCCGATGAGCTGGGGCGGGACGAGGGTGGGGTCGTAGCTTTGCGCCGCCAGTGGAGCGGCAATCAGAAGACTAGCGATTGCGCTTTGCGTCAGGGCGCGCATCGGCGTTCTCCTCCCACGCAGCGGTGGCTTCAGCGCCGATCTTGCCCATATACGGGCATGGCGTACCCGCCATCTCCATCGAGCGGAAAACCCGGTCGTCCTGACACAAAAGGCTGACTGCGGCCACGCGCATGCCCATGTCGTAAAGGGTCTTGGACAGCTTAATGCGTTCGCAGTTCTGGTCGCGCACCGCCTTGCCCGCAGAGATACCAACGATCTGGGTCTGGACGGCTCCGCTCATGCCAGTGGTGCAAAGGTCTTGGCTGTAGCTCATCATCGACGGGGCGATGGCGGAGGGCGGCGGCGACTTGAGGTTCTGGTCGATCACTTGCCGGGAGACGTTCTCGCTGTAGCTGGTGGACTTGCTGTCGCTCAGGTTGACGTTGTTGTTCTGGTTGACGTTGGTGTTGTTCGTCGTCGCCACCGAGGTGCTGTTGACCGTCGAGGTGGACACGTCGGTGTTGAAGTTCCGGTTCGTGTTGTCCGAGGAGCTGGTGCTGGTCGACGTATTCTGGTTGACGTTGGTCATGGTCCCAGAATTGATGTTCTGGTTGATATTCGTATTGGTCGACGTGCTGGTGGCCGTGCTGGTCGACGTGTTAGTGTTGTTATTGTTGTTCGTGTTGGTGCTGGTCGACGTGCTATTTGTCGTCGTGTCATAGACGTAGTTGGTCGCCTGCGCGAGGACCAGTGAGCTGCTACAGCTCGCAACGCAGAAAATCACCAGAGCCCGCTTGATCATCCCTTATCTTCCTTCTGCTCAAGGCGCTTGAAGATACCGCCCAGCGTGATGTCGACCTTGTCAAACCCGGCCTTCATATCGCTGCGGACTTCCTTCATGGTCTCGCGCATCTCGCGCATAGCCTCGCGGAAGTCGTCCTTGCGGACGTAGACTTCAGGCAGATCGCGCTCAATCTGCTTCACGTCCGTGCGCAAGTCCTTCATCGCGTCCCAGACGATCTTCATGATCCATCCGATCGCAGCGCCGAAACCAGCGAAGATCCAGTTGATCAGCTCTTGGCTCATTTCAGGTTGCGAAGCTTATAGATGGTCGA